CCGTCTCGAACCTGACTACTAAGGTCTGGATATCTTGCCAATTTATCCTCCGAATGAAAGGTCTAGCTTATATTCAATAATTAATTCTTTTCCTGAGACCTTTTCTATTTCTGTGCTTAAAACTTTTCTTGATATCAATCCATATAGCGGATCAAATGTATCCTCATCATTTATTCTTAACCCGTCCATGACTACAGATGTAGTAGCAACGCTGGGAACAATCACAATTCCAATTTCTGTAATATTTGCCTTGTCTGGTGATCCAACTGTAACAAATTCTGATAATTCTTTTTCTAATATATTATTACCTAAAGACCCTTGATTAAATGCCATCTCTAAGTAATCAGTATTTGAGCTGTATAATCTTATTTTTATCTCTGATAAATTTTCATCTAATTGAATAAATGAAAAAGATAGTGTGTCGAAATTGCTATATCCACTTACATCTAGTGTTTCTATGGTAGATTTATATTCTTGCTCCGCCGCCCCATCTGACTCAAAAATTAATGAGCTATTACCAACCCTATAATTAGTCTGATCAATATTTGGAGTTGGGGACCAATCAAATGGTAGCTCAAAGTCAGTTATGAATTTGCTGTCATAGTTATTTATAGATGACCTTGTTCCAGGGAATATTCCAACTTCATTTATTTTTCCTGCTAAATCTGCTGGTAGCGTAGCAGAATAAATTACAGTATAAGTATTTGGTGTAACTGTTGTATCTACGTCTACGCCACCAAACTCTACTGGGAGCCTATAGAATTCAAATCCTAGTCTTGAATTAGTATTAGAAGATGCATACTCCGTTTCATTTGATATTCCTATAGCCATATCCTTTTTTGCAAAAGAAGTACTGCCTGCTATAAAATTTGTTAAAAATCTTTTTCCGAATTGAGTTATCATTTTTCTCCTAAACCTTTGGCGCTATCGCAAATGCGAATCCGTCTATTGGCTCCTCACTTGAATTGTATATTTTAAAAGTTACTTTTACCCTTGCCATTCCAGCTGCATCATAATAGATTTCCTGACTTAATATTGAAACGTCTTCCGTACTAGGTCTTTCATCATTTTCTCCAGAGTCATCTTCTCCACCGTCGCCATCTCCAATGGTCTCTGTTGAACCAAATGGGAATTTGGTGTTTCTAGATCCTAGGGGTAAGGCCTTGCCACCTTTCCATTTATTGGATAGGTAAAAGTCATCAGTTGATGAAGTATCAACAATAATAGGTGATACTTCTGATATGTCTAAAGTGCTTAATTTTTTATCTGATTTTTTGGCCATTTATTTATTATACCACTGGGCTTGATATCTGCCTACAGGTCAACCTAGTAGTCACCCCCTCTAAATATTGAGTTTCTGCTCTAACGATAATATATTTATTGTCTCCATCTAAACCTTGCAATGGGTAATTTATACTAACTATATCTCCAGCAGATAATGCTGGGTTTCCAAATATTTCCATTTCTACATACTTTCCCTTATTTAAAACTGTAGACTTAATCCAATCTCCTAAAGATTTTGCATCTGGCTCAGACTGTATCCAATTTGATTCAAATATTACTGGCTCCTTTGTAGCAAGCTCTGAAGGTTCATCGGTGCTATATTCTAATGGGCTTGATTTATTTATCGTGTTTCCCAAAACATAGAAGCTGGTATAGTTACCGTCATCTAAAGGAACAAACGTAGTTGTATTATTTAAAACGTATGTTTCTGCCTCAAATGGTTGAAGTCTAGTATCTAAAACAGTTGCATATCTATTTGAAGCGGTTGAAAATTTTAATGGTATTCCAGGTCCTCCATTATATTTAACCTTGGCTTTTCTAATTTCTCTAGCAGTAGATCCGAACTCAATAAACGACTCATCTCTTTTATTTTCATTTGCACCTTGAGAATATATAAGGTTTCCATGTAATAAAGATATTGTGTCATCAGAAAATACTCCATCAAAAAAGAAGCTACTTTTAGAAACTGACTGATCGTAGTCTTCCTTATCTATACTTTTAGCATAAGCATATTCATAATACGCCACACCTTGTCCGCATAGAAGTCCAAAATTTTTGCTTTTACTAATTTTAGGAACCACCTCATTAGTATTATCTACGGCTTTGATTTTAAATCCATTTATAAAGACTACTATTTCATTCTGGTCTACTCCAGCTTTTACTCTCACGTCAATATTGTATGCCTGTCCAGCATAAATTCCAGCTAGCCTATTGATTTGTTTTGATTGACTATCTGATAACAGCACTACCTTACCATCGCTATTAAACTTCATAATTCTAACTTCTTTATTTGTTTTAGCAGATGCAGTTGTATGTATGGTTATATAATAACCTTGCTTTCCAGTATCTCCTGTAAAAAATGCCACACCACCTATTTGTGCGGGGCTTTCAAATTGAGTGTCAAAATATAATCTTGTCCCAAACGCAAAATAACTATCTGATACATTTACAGAGTCAAATGTCTTTACGGCTATATCGTAAGTAGTTTTATCTTTATCTAGATTGTCCAACACAAGGAAGGACTTGCTGATTGTATTTTGATTTGGGTTAGTATCTGGTCTAAAAGATCCGCTATTAGAATCTTTTTTAGTAGAAGAAGATGCTGATAATAGATTTATTTTATATCTATTAAATTTTCTAGTATCGTTTTCTCCAGATGTATTTATATATGAAGATGGGGATTTTTCATGAACTGAAGGAGTTGTGGTATTCCACAATGCTCTTTCTTTAATTTTATATCTGCCTGTTGGTTTAAAATATGCAGTATTAACATCACTTATATTAGAATATCCTGGCTTAGAAAGATATCTGTATTTATAAACATCCGAATCAGATTTAATTAATACAGGAATTGGGTCTGAAGAAGGATCATCTTTTGGAACATATTGATATTCTATGCCATCATATTCTATGACTTCATCATTAATTAATGTGTATCCATTAAAGCTAAATAAGGATTGCATGTTTGTATCTTGAGATATAGTGCTATTATTCAAAAAGAAGTATTCGTCTGTTGACAATAATGGCTCTGCTAATGTTCCCGCCCCTAAAAATGTTTCCTCAGATTTCCATAATGGAGATGATGAACCATCATATTGAGAAGTAGAAGCTGCTGACCAAATTACCTTAACAGCATTTGCTGAAGCTGATTCTGAAGCCGTAAAATTAATTATATTTGGAAGCACTGCTCCATCTGTTTCGCTTGTAAGTAGCCAATCAGAACTTCTTGTGCTGTCATAAATATAATCTCTGCTGTAGAAATTAAGCATATTGTTTTCATCAACAAATGCATTCATCTGTATGTCCCTACATAATTCCTGTAGGCACTCCCAAACTGTTTTAGACCTATCTGACCACCAATAGGTTACTGATGGAACTGATGTTTCCGTTTCTGCGGTAAAAAACTGATAGTTAGAAAATCCAACAGAATCTAATAGTACACGTATAACTGCTGTTATTGGATAGTCTTCAATTAATATTTCTGGAGCTAGAGTTTCTTGTAATATTTTAGCAGCGTCTAAAGCTGTTATGTTAGCATCTCCAAACTCTCCAACATTCCAGGAGTGCATATAAAAATATCCTTGATTTATTTTATATTCATTGTTATTATCTTTAACTATTATATAAGGCTTTACCAATGTATCCTTAAACAAATAAACGTTTATAGGATCAATTTCTTCACCACGAATATATTCTTTTAGCTTTAAAGATCCTTGAGTAAATTTGTTTAATGTTAATGCCAAGGTGTTGGCTGTTAATGTTCCCACTGGAATTATTGAGTCTGAATCGTTACTTGTTTCCTTTGTAACGGTAAATGTCTGAACATCATTTGTGACGTCTATAATAAAAAATGGCGCAAATTCTATTACACCTAAAAGTTTTCCACTAGAAGAATTTGTAGCCTGTAGGCTTATGGATTTAAACTGTTGATATGAATTAAAAGAAGATGGAGCTGTTGTTGACCATCCTGTACCATTATAATAAACGGTTGCTTCTCCATTAACCAATTCAGTTCCAGTTACAGTAATTGTAGAATCATCTGATTTAGTTGCTGTAATTGTCCAAGACGATGGGACATCATGGCTGTCTTCAAATCTTGCTACAATCTTATTTGCAGTTATTAATTTTGGATTTTGCTTTGCCTCATCTGAAAAATAAGATATGTTTATGCTGATATCTTCGTCCTTTGGCCCAAGCCAGTACTTATAAGTCATACTGTTTCCTGGATAATATAATCTTGTACCTGTTGGGTTAACTTCACGTGGAGAAATAAATGTGTTGTCTGGAGTATCTGTATTATTAACTGTATAAATCAAATATTTAATCCCAGGCAGCATAGGTCTATTAGGCTTATATATTGTATCTATAGGGAAAAGTTTTTTATAACTATTTGTTAAATCTCCATAATCAGCAGTAGATGTAGCATCAATATAATCTACCATTCTATTCATATTGTACTCAATAAGTGCGCCCGCCGAAGTAGAGACAGTCCTATTTTCTTCTAATATTGTTTTTGCGGCTGGATCTAAATTAATCATACTTGCTCCATACTTAAATCAACATTCCAATATGTCTGCAAGCCCCTTTTTACTACTGTAAAATTGCAAGAAGTAAATACTACTGTATATGTATAGTCATCTACTAAAACCCCATCTGATTGCTCTATATTAGATACTGCAAAGGGAGTAGGGTTTATTTTAATTCTAAAAGATCCTTGTCCTGTTGAGGATTCATAGAAGGCTTTTATATCTTCCGCCGCCCATGCTCCGTCTACCGCCTCATTTCTAAATGATGGAAGCATTGACCAGGATACGTTAAATGTCTTTTTGTCAGCTACAAAATACTTCCTTAATGACCCATTAGCCATTCTTTGTTGCTGCTCAATCCTAATGGTACCCATATTAAACTCTGACCTGTTATGCTCTGAAACTCTTCTAAATTTTGTATTTAATTTATCTCCAACAGCTAGGAAATTTCTTGAGGCAGCAGCTGCACTATATTTTTGACCTGGTGCAGTAAATGTAGAGCCACCATATGTAAATTGATTATTAGCTGGATCCATAGCTAAAGGATCTGTAGCCTCTATGTATAAGACTGAGCCCTTTGGTAAATTTTCAAATGACATTAATATCTCCTACCTATTCCAGCTGCCGCTTCTCTAATTCTCATCTCTCTGCTTATAGCCTTAGCAACATCGTCAGCATTCATGTTTGATCCATTAAGTGTAACATTGATATTATATAATGCATTTGAAGAAGAAGCTGGGCCTCCCTGATTATACATTATTCTTCCGCCAGTACTGTATTTAGGAATATCATATCTTACCATCCCGCCCATTGCCATTCCATTAATTCTATCTAATAATGGTGTGCCTAGTGCTCTAACGGATGCAGCATTTATAACATATTCTCCATTAGACAGCATTGCTGGAATTGAATCTGATGTAGATGTTCCTGGTCCAGATATAAATCCACCTGAAGCTTTTTGTAAATATGCTCTTGCGGTATTCATATTGGATCCAGTTACACGATATAACTGATCTCCATACTTAAAGAAATCATTTTTACCTAATTTAAGCCTATCTACAATTTGTCCACGAGCAGCATCTGTTAGTGTTCCATCCTCTTTAGTTTCATATTTTCCTCGTAATACATATGGATTATTTTTACCATAAATATTTCCTTTATCTGGATTATTTTGTTTTGATATTGCATCATATAGATCAGATAACTTCTTGCCACCAGTTATCAATAAGGCTTCTCTTTCTGCCGCCTTAACATCTTTTGCAGCAAATCCTAAGTCTGGCATGTTTGGACCAGCCACATATTTTCCATTTATGACAGATCCAGAAGTTCCTCTTACTGCAGCAGGAGATTTTAATATATCAGCAAATGCCTCTGCAAATGCTTTTTGTTGCATTGCACTTCCACTAGTAGATAGCCCTCTAACTATATTTGTAAAGTTTCCTAAGTTGCCAACAGCTCTTTCTATTGCATTAGTTCTTCTAGTATTTTCTTTTAATGTATTGGCTGGCATTGCCTGTGCATTAGCAACTTCTTTGACTAACTTCTCATATTCTGCCTGCTGCTTCATTAATTCATCACGAACTTTTGCAGCCTCTTGTGCGTTAGATTGTTGGTTTTGGAAGCTAGTTTGCTTAGCATCCATAGCCTTTTGAATTCTTTCTTTTTCTTCCTGAGCCTTCTTAAGCCTTCTTTCTCTTTGATCCTCTATGGCATTTATTGCATCAGTAGTTTGTTTTTCTTTTTGTAGTTGCTGAATAGATAACTGAGACCTAGCAGCTGCCGCCATATCTCCTCTAGCTAAAGAGTCTTGATATTCAAGCTGCAGTTTTTGGAGTTCTAATTGATAGCTTTCTTTATCTTCCGATCTTTGAAGTGCTTTTCTCTTAGCGTCTGCCTCTTCATTAATCTTCTTTATCTTTTCATCTAATAACTCTAATTCTTTCTTATACTGCTCTTGTGTTTTTTGAGAAGCTTTTTGTGCAGCAGCAGAAGTAGATTTTGCAATCTTATCTAATTCCTTTATCTTGCTTCCCACCGCTCCAAATGTTGTTCCCTTGCCCGCCGCCTCAGACATATTTGACATTGCAGTTGTCATGGCTGCATCAAACTTAGCCAACATAATAGCCTGCTCTGCAGTCATCTTTTGAATATTAACTCTAGCTCCAGATATAGCAACCTGCCATTTAGCATAAGCACTAGCGATAGTATCAGTTGAGTTTAAAATAGCAGCTAGCTCTGGCTGTGAATCTTTAAGCTGTTGAAGCTTAGCAAATCCTATCTGCTTATCAGACCCATTTATATTTTCTATTTGTTCTAATGTTTGCTTCAGTGCTTCTGTTTCTGTTATTATATTTCCAGCCTCGTCCTTGCTGCCTTCTAGGCCTTTTCTAATTCCGTCAATAACTCCAAGGGTGTTGCTGAATGCATTTCCTAAATCTTTACTTCTTGTATATTCTGTTAAATTCTTTAATAAGTTTTTAACCATAAAGTCTGCAGCTGAGGCCTTATCATAAATTAATGTGAACCCTGCGGAACCTAAAACATTTACTACTTGATTAGCTTTTTCAGAAGCAGCAACAATTCCATAGATCTTCTTAGTTGCTTCTTCAGCACTCATGCCTCCCGCAATAAATTGTGCTTTAATATTTTGTGCAAGTGGAACGACTTGATCTTTAGATACTGTATTAAATGTGCTAACAAATTCTGTTAGATTTTCCTTAGCAAACTTTTTAGCCTCTTTCATATCCTTAATAGTCATAGATATTCCAGGAATATTACCTGGTGCCATAGCATTAAAGTTAGCTCTTCCTAAAGCTCTTTGTGCCGCCAACTGCTCATTAACTGCTTTAATAGAAGCAGCTAAATTATTATATTTAATTCCAGCTTGTTTAGCACCCTCTTCTGTCATTCCATTTAAAAGAGTTTGCTCTCTTTGGTTTTCTTTAACTATATCTACTACTTTTTTAATTGCAAATCCTACTGCTGCTATTGCTGCTATAGGCCATGCTATTCTGCTTGCTGCTCCAAGAAGTTTAAATCCTGCAGTTAAACCTCTAGTTCCTTGAGTTGCAGCCATTAAACTTGTTTTTAGTTGTGTTAACTTAGGAAGCATCATTGGTAGGAATCCAGAAATGGCCATAATTCCCATTCCCAGTCCGCTTTGACCCATGCTCATTGCTCCCATACCTAGCATGCTTCCGCCCATAGTTATAGCATTCATTTTCATATATGGATCAGATGGTCCAGACTTAGTGCCAATTAAAGGTCTTTGATTTGTAAATCCTTCTCTAAAAGCGCTAAATACTCCTGGTCCACGTGATGTAATAGAATTATCTCCTGATGCAGAACGTGCTGCCATCCAAGCTGGACTCAAATATGCTGGAGTATTATCTCCATAAAATAATCTTCCAGATTTAGCAACTCCCCCACCTCTGTTATATCCAGGAATTATTCCGCCCATGTTTCTATTTACTGGTCTTAAAAATCTAAACAAACCTAGTGGAACTGGCATTCCCCTTGGAACTCTTCCAGATGCCACTATATTTTCAACTTGCGATCTTTTCATTAGGAAGTCATCATAGTCATTAAAACCTAATGTATTTATTATTGCTGAAGCTCTGGCTCTTGCTGCAGCAGAATTGTCTGGAATCCTGTCTTCAATTTCTGGAAGCCTTGTACTAAGATTGCGTGTAAATTGATTATATGGGTCTGCTACGGCCTGTCCAAAATAACCAACACTTGTATTTCTTAAAGTACCGATAGGGTCAAGATGTCCTCTTTGTAAGAACTCTGCATTTCGGCCAAGTGAGTAATTGCCACTACGCATCAAGTCTCCGATTTGTCTTCTTATGTTATCTGGAAGAACTCCCTGTCTTGCTCTTCTTAAAGATACTAGCCTTGGATTTTCTCTTAATATCGCATCTCTAGCATCTCTATAAGATACACCTTCCTGATTAACCAATTCCATTGCTTGATCAAAATACCCCTGAGCCAAAGATATAGCTCGCTCTGGATTATTAGTTACTTTTGCTTGCATCAAGGCCATGGCATCATTTAACACTGCGCTTGATCTAAACCTATTGTCATATCCTTCATCCATTAGATTATCTATATAACTATAAAGCATATCTACATCAGAGACTGAGGACCTAAACATATTTTGCGAAGCTGGATTTCCATATCCTAGCTGATTGCTAGACACTTGACCGCCGAGGCTTCCATTGTTGATTGCCATAAGCAATGGAAGATTTCTTTTAGTAGCATTTCTATTTACAACAAATTCTCCAGGTGTAAGCATTGCTGGAACAACATCAGCATTAATATTTGGACCAGGAACTATATTTGGTGATGCATATCCACCCTTATTAAGTTTAGGAAGCCTTGTGACTTCCATGCTGTAAGGAGCTCCAAATGTTTTTATTCCACGGAGTCTTCCAAACTCTTCCATTACTTGCTTATTAGATTCACGCTTAAATAAATCTCTTAGTGTGTAATGGCCCATCGCATCTGTAACTGGCTGATTCATTAAAGGTGCTTTTGTAAAATCAATTGTTCTTCCTCTTGAGCCTGCAAATGCTGCTACTTCTGCACTCATCTCAGCTTCTATCTGAGAGTTTAAGGTCATTATTCTAAGCTTTGCCTCATCTACAGTAATCTTTGCTGCACGTAACTCTGCAACGATTAAAGCTGATTCTGCAGCCGCTTTATTTGCAAATTTAGCAGTTATTGGTAATAGGTCATCATATGTATTTAATAGATCTGAACTTATTGTTCCGCCTAAAGCAATAACTTTCTTTAACTCTGCAACTTCTGCTTCTGTCTGCATTCCAAGAGTAGCCATTAAAGCATGGAATTTTGCAGCTTCCTGTGCAACAATTCCAGTAGAAACTCCACCAACAGAAGTTAATCCTTCTATATTGGGAAGTCTTTCTGTCATATATATTTGTGGGCTAGCGCCAATTTTTCTATTTACTGGAATAGCTCCAGGAACTACGCCGAATAAGTTTCCTGCATATCCGCTCTTTCTTGGATTAATATGTGAAAATGCTCTAGTGTCAATATCTCCTGCAAGCCTATGCGAAGGATCTACTTCTCTTCCAGCGGCTCCAGGCATAATTAAATTACTAGACATTGTGCTTATAGCTGGCTTTACAGAAATTTTTCCGCTATTAGCGGCATTACTTAAAACATTAAATTCATCTACTAAGTTTCTTAATGCCTGCTCCAAAACTTTTGCAGCTTGTGCATCACTATAGAATGTATCTTGAATGCTTCTTGCTGCATAATCTGCTGCCACAATTTCTGGCGTAAGCATCTTCCAGCCTTTTGAACCGCTAAATAAAGCTTTTAGATTTGTTGCACCCTTTAATATATATCCTGCAAAGTTTGCAAGAACACCAGTTAACATAATAAGCGGACCAGCTACTGCTGTTAATCCGCCAAATGCAGTAATTAATTTCTTTACTGGCTCTGGTAAATTATTTAAAAACTTCATTAACTTAGTAACTACATTTATAAATTTAGTGCCTAGTCCTAAGAAGTCTTCTCCAAGTGTTGATAGTTCTGCTTTTAATCCTTCTATTGCTCTTCTATATTGACCTGATGCTGATTCTGTTACTGCCGCCAACTCTCGACCAGCTACTTGTTCTAAATCTGCAACAGATGCTCCCATAAGTTGTAGCACCTGCTGAGTTTGGCTGCCTTCTCTTCCTAAATTGGAAAGTAAGGCACTTATTCTTGCAAACTGGAATTTGCCAAACATCTGCTCTATTGCCTGTGCTTTTGCTAGAGGGTCAAGCTGATCTAGGGCAGACTGTAAATCTAATAATAATGAAGTTGTATTGCCAGCATTCTTTTGCACCATTCCAAGTATGTCTATTCCAAAATCAGACATAACTCCAACAGTTTGTTTTGTTGGATTAATTAATGAAGCTAGACCAGACTTTAGTGCGTTAGCAGATTCTGAGGCATTGATTCCACCTTCTCGCATCGCTGTAATATATAATGCAAGATCTTTTATGTCTCCACCTAATTGTTTAACAACTGGTCCTGCCTTTGGAATTGCTTCTACTAAATCATTTAAGCTTGTAGAGGTTTGGTTTTCAACAGCGTTAAGAAAGTTAATTGAATTAGTTAACTCTTCTGTGTTTTGTTTAAATGCAGTTTGAATAGCTAAAGTTGCTCGCATAGCTTCTTGCCTGTCAACTTCACCAAGTACGGCTAATCTTGTAGTTTCTCTTACTGAGCCCATTAGCTCAGCTCCAGTTTTTCCAGTAGCAGCAATATCAGCTGCAAGAGATATAGTATCTTTAAAATTTACTCCAAGGCCCGTTGCTAACTCTTTTGATAAACTTGTTATATCTTGTCTAACCCTAGTAAGTTCATCAGCAGTTGCTCCGCCTATATCTCCATAAACCTTAGCCAACCTTGTTAATTCTTGATCTGCTTCTCTAAATGCTTTTGCTGCTGCCGCACCAAATGCTGATATTGGAACGGTTAATCCTACAGTTAACTGACGACCAGCCCACTGAGTATTTTTACCCCAGTTAATAAGAGCTGTAGCACCCTCATTAATTGCACGATTCATAATCTGCAATTCCATACGTGCTAAATTAGTTTTATTTTTTACTAAATCTAAGCCCCTTGGAATATGCACATTGTATTGCATTAATCCTTGAGCATTTCTGCCTATAGGCTGCATTACAGCGTTTTGTAACATTACTTGCTGTTTAGCAAGGTCTCTTATTAGTCCGCCGCTTGTTTTTGCATGCTGATTAAAAGCCTGATAATAGTCTCTTAGCTTTAATCTTCCAGAGTCTAACCCCTTACCAAACTTTTCTACATCTGAGTGCAAGGTTACAAAGTGTGTTGCAAATTGTCCCGTGCTTCTTAGGGTTTCTCCGAAAGAGTTGTTTATTACCTTTACTTGTGAAGATACTGTTTTACCAGCAGACTGAAGATCTTGTTGTAATTTTTGTAGACTGGCAGTAGCCCTATGTACTTCTGATACAAGGCTTGATAAGTCAGCTTTGGCGACTATACTCGTTACAATTTGATCGTCAGCCATTAATTACTCCTGGTATAACCTAGCCCCATTCCAATTCCGAATCCAGCTTGCGCTGCAAACGATCCTTGTAAACTCACAACATCATCTGCTGATGCGTTGATTCCAAGAGCCCTTCTTTTTACATCATCGAAGGTGGGACCTGCTTTACTTATTTCATCATCTAAGGATATACCTTTTAATGATGCCATAAATTTTCTCTGGTTGTGATCTTTTTCATGCATTGATTTCAATGTCTGAATAAGCTCTGGCATTGATAAATTTTCTTCTAACTGCTCGTAATTCTTCCAATGTCCTAAAAGAAATACTTCTCCTTCTAAAGCGGCAAGATCTAATTCTGACCAGCCAGAACCGCTGCCGCTATTAGGTTTGGGTCGTCCATCTTAATTCCCCCACATACTTCTAGGATTCTATTAATTGTTGGGACGTCCAACGCCTCTTCTAGTAAATCTCTATCTGATACCAAATCTGGTAACTGTGTTTCTAGTGCAACCGCACATGCATCAATTAGAATGCTTAATGTTGCATTCTCATCTGTTGATTCTTGAGTCTTTTGAACTGCAGTCATGAATTTACGTAACTGCTTAATTGATAATGGCTTTAGTTTTACCTTTGCACCATTCTGTAATTCAATCTCTTCTACATCGTATACTGTTGTAGCCAATTTATCCTCCTTATGGATAGTCTAAATTATTATAACATAATGATGATATGGATACAAATGAAAAGCCCCCATTTCTGGGGGCTTTATTTAATAATTAAAATTAATTATTATACTGTCAAAACACGGTCAATAATCTTGCCGTATTCTTCGTTTGGTTTATTAACATCTGGAAGAAGACGGAAAGTTACTGGGAATGTTGTTGGAGTGGTACGTGCAAGTGAGAACTGAGACTGTTGTACTGAAAGTACACGACGAGCATAATAAATACGCTCAGTAGCTGTTGCCTCTGAAGTAGGCGCTTGACCTACTGCAATTAGCTGACGCTCTGTTGGAGCCTCGCCAAGAGCACCTGCATCTAGACCCAATGTGTCTGTTGCAGTCTGTCCTGAACCTGCTGATACCAATGTTGAACTTTGCTGTCCAAATACAACTAGAACGTTTTCTAGAGTACCTTCGGACATTTCTGTTGCAATCATAACCTCCATCGCAGACTTGAACAGTTTAGCTGTATCAAGAAGCTGATCTACGGTTACTGAATCATAAGTTGGGTTGTAAGTGATCTGAAGACCATTGTTTGTAAAACCAACGTTTCTATAATAGAAATCTCCACTATCAATTCCATTAAGAGTTGTGGTGTAAGATGTACCAGATACATAAGCGCCTGCATCTACTGAACCTGGTTCAGCATTTTCGACGTAATTAGTATCTGTAATATCTACGTTGGACAAGAATAGTGGTGACGCACCTACAAGAATGTTTTTAGCATTACCCTGATTTTGTGCCATGAAGTTTGACCTCCTATTTCATGAAATGTAATATATATATATTGTGGCTGGCTAGGCCCTTTCCTCTATGTCTAATTCTACAAGATCTAGTCGCCTAAAGCAAACTAGGCAAATCTTCCTACATTATCTGTGATTCTTGAATATTTAACCTCTAATATTACATCTGCCGCCATAAAACCTTGCAATTCTTCAGATGGGGCTATTGGGGATATATCTGCAATAAATATGCTATGGAATTTGAACTTGTCTGATAACCCGTCCCAATTGTTCATATCCCTAGCAGAATCATCCATCCTTCTAAACTCATCAGTAAGGAAGTTTCTGATTTCTACTATATCCAATATGTCTGTTGAATACAGTGTAAATAATATCTGCTCACAACATATTAGCCAGTTATTCTCATATGACATACCTATTTTGTCATAAACTATATGTTTCTTCCCGCTCAAAAATTGATTCATTTCTGGGGCCTGCTGTACTGGTAAAATTGGGACAATAGTTTCATTTAAATTATCACTATAATACTCATTTGGATCAAATATATCTGTAGCTACAAGCTTACTCCATAGATACTTTCTAAGTTCAAACATTGCATCTGACTTGTAGTTTGCCATCTTATACCCCCATGAATGCTGTATTTAGTGCTGCCTCCGCCTGTTGTGCAACGGAATTAGGCGAGAACTTATATTGTACCCGTTTTATATTCACAGGTAGTCGCATAGCCTTTGTTAAAGATGAATTAAATAAGTTTTGAAACCCAGAAGCTTTTATTGAATTGCTTACAAGGCTGCTAGTGAAGAAGTGTTTGTAAGAAGAGATAAAACTATTTTTAGTAGCTGCTCCACCTGGCTTTGTAACAGTAACGGAAGCTCCTTTAGGCATAAAAACAGTATATCCATTTACGTCAAAAACTAATCTTTCTGCTGATCTTGGGCTGATAACCACAGGCTTGCCTTGCTCCATTATTGTAGCCTTATTGGCAAACACATGTCTGTGTTTTCCCTTTTGAGTTGGCACTAATGATTGTGAAGGTAGAAAATCATAATTAATATTAAAGGACATTATTCCTTCAGAAATTTTATTTAATTTAAATAGCCTAGCTTCTTTACTTCCAACTTTTCCCCATTCATAAACATGGTGATATGACTTTGGGGAAGTTCTTGCTTTTGCATCTATATACGCCCCAAAATCTTTTTCTATTTGAGTATAAAGAGTTTTTGAAAAAGCTCTATTAAAAGAAGGGCTTGATAGTAATTTTGCCATTACATTAGATTGATAGAATATTGCTGCAGATACTTGTGCTACAGTGCTATCTTTTATAGCCCCATCTACTTTCCCGCCCTGCATTAATCTAGATAATCCGCTGGCAGCCTGCAGTAATAATATTTCAGAAGCCAATGTTTTGGTTCTCTGATCTTCTTACTGAAGTGTTGTATCCAAGAACTCCGCCAAATGGATCTGTAATTGGAGTGCTGCCTATGACTTCAAATACAGTTGGGGTATTATTTGGATAATTTATTTCTGTCCACAAACAGCTTCCCATAGAGTCGCATATATTAGAAAGCTTTTCTCTTAGTGTTAGTCTTTCTGATGTACGAATTTGTAATATCTGATCATTATAATATCTATTATCAAATACTTGCTTGTCGCTTGTTCTTGTTGTAGCTGAATTACTTATCACACCTTTGGCATGACAATTTAAAGTTTTATAGTACCCCCACGTTTTTTTTATAACGCCAGTATCTGGATCCTGTTCATCAAACTGTTTATAAACATCTACAGTCATTGATAAAACTGCTTCCGTGGGTGAAAACATTAAACAATCACCATCTGATTTACTACATAATCTGATAACAATTTATCTGCATATGCACAACCAGTTCCTGAAAAGACTTCTGCGCCGTATTCAAAGTCCCAATCAAATGTCGAAACTTTTTTAATGTACCTATCTGCCCAGGCCTTATCCTTAGAAAAATAGTGTCCCATTATTTGAATTGCTGCTTGCTCTACCTCATCTGGAATTGATTCCCAGCCAAACCTTCCTTTTACAACATACCTATAGTTTTTCTTGAATGCTTGTCCTGAAAAGATATCATTAACTGTCGGAGGGACAAGTCCGTTTGCTATATATACTGTATTATCTAAAAGATCTGTTCTGTCTAATCTTATTCCAAACCCGCCTTCTGTTACTCGTGGAGTATACCCCCATTCATTTACATCATTAATATTGTCTACTAATAAAATGTCATTAGATGTCAGTTTATGAATAGAATTTATTTTTTGAGGAAGAGGCAATATGTCTGAATCTGTTCCATATACAACAATCTCATCATCATACAAATAGAATCTTTGCCCAGTAAAATTTTCAATCATTTTTCTGGCATATTTTTCAGCCATTTGAATATCATGATAATTTTTAAACACAGGGTCACTTGGGTCAGATCCTAAATTTAAATCATCAATTGCTTCAGATATGCTTACATACGGAGTAACGATATCGCAATATGTTGTTAAAAACTCTACATTGCCATCAACAAATATTTGCCATACCAATTTTAACTTTTTATTTCTAGAGGTTAGCGACAGAGGGAGATGCACCTTGTATGTTCCAGGATTTACCTCATCTTCTTCTGCTACTAAAATTGTAATTGCTTGAGTAGGACTAACTGCAGGAGATATAGTTTCATCTTCTGTTATATCATAAACAACAACATTAACCGCAGTTCCCGATTGTACAATTTCACCCTTCCAGAATATTTTTGTTTTTATCGGGTCATTGCTATTTTTATATATCTCTGCCATTTAGCAGGTTTAGTTATAGTACTCTTGTACCTCTCTTGGCGTAGCCAACCTAAACCCTTCCTCCTTGTCAAAAATTTTTTGAGCTGTTTCTGGGTTCATTGCTACAAATGGATGTTCCTTTGTAAACGTATGTCCAGCAGCATCATATCTTACATTTGCTCTAGTCATTCTAACCAATACCATGTTCTCATCTAACTCTTGATTAGGATCAAACTTTGGAAGAACTTCTGGGGCATCTTCTTTGGAATCTTCTATATTTTTAATTGTGTTTTGATAGACAGACCATGTTACGCCTTCTTCTGCCATTGCGGCAATAATATCTGCTTTATTCTTTAGTCCATCTGTATCTACGGCAAAGTCTTCGGCAATTTGCTTTAAATCCTTTACCTTTAAAGTGTCAAATGACATATTTACTCCTTTGATATGTAAATAATTATAGCATTAGTAAGTTAAAAGTAAAAGCCCCCAAAATTAATTGGGGGCTTTTTTGCAGTTTAATTCCTATAAATTAGGAAGCAACTTTAACGTTCTTAACGACTACCCATGCATCTGCTTGCTCAATTTGGGTACCTACACGAGTATACATTGTATATTCGATAGAGTCCTTCTTTGGCCAGAAGAATCGATACACGGTAACATCACGCTTGATACCAATAACTACGTTATTTGGGAATGTCAAGTGGATATCACCCTGATCTGAGTTATCGCCTTGAGTTTCCTTCAATAAAGGAACCTCAACGATTGGAATACCAAACGCAAACGGTGCGACGAATCCAGCTGGGCCGCCAAGGCCTGCCTGATCGCCACGGATAATGCTTGAAGCAATATCTTGTGGGTTTACATTTTGGATATTCTGAGATGTCGAATATAGATAATCTTGAATCAGGTTTGACCCTGACAAGAATCTAAGATCTGGACGACGTTGCTTGTACTTGCGAGGAAGAGCCTTAAGGGCATTGTTGAAAACTTCACGGGATACAACTGCATCCGCTGCGTCAACAACATGTCCATTGGCCTTC